AGTCATCTGTTGAAGACCATCCGTACCAAGAATAACTTTCATAAGGTCAAGTAAATATGGAACGATATCCTTCTTATTGTTGACCGAAGGAAATATGTTAGTGTCAAGTCCACCTTTGCCTGCCTGTGCTACTTGTTGCATCATGGAAGTGTATGCACCAATTTTAGTAAAAATTTCTTGTTTATTATTTAATAAACTCATTACTGTTGTTTTTTATTTTCGTTATTCTTTTTTTCAAATGAATCTTCTACCATTTTAAGCAATTCATTTTTTCTTTCAGCAGTTAAGGTTTTTTCCTCATCAGATTTTGAACTATTGTTTCCGGGTTTATTATCTTCGAATACAACTTCCTTCAAATACCTTAAAATCATGATTTTTTGGTCAACGTTTTTTGCTTCAGCTGCAATAAGTTTAACAATTTGGTCGCCAATTGCGGCAACCTCACTGTTTTCCTTTATCTTAATCTCCCATTTGCTGAACAGCCTGGCAATTTTTGCTTTTTGATTATGGCTGTCATCATAAATCTCTTGAAGTAGTTTATTTACACTATCTTCATCGAATTTTAATCTTTTTCTTATTGGTCGTGCCATCGTATTATCGTTTTAGTACATATAAATACGGTTAATTAAATTTCTTTAATCATCGAGATAATCTATTTTTTCCAAGAAATATATTTCTTTGAAAGGTTTAATGGCTATACGAATCTCTTTAGTACTCAATCCGGTTTGTTCTTTTAAGAATAGCAATATTTTGTTTTTAGCAAATTTATTTGTAATCCTTTTATTATACTTACCTTCGGCACTATCTTCTTGAAATAGTATATGCCAGTTTTTCAATACGTTTACAATTGCATCACCAACAATAATCTCATTTTTCTTCATTAATGGGTCATTATTGATTTTGTCTTCGATTTTTTCGATAACAGTCTTAATGAGTTTATCGAGTTGATTATGACTATCAACTTCCATTTCGTAAGTATATTCGATATTTTCGTTGATTTCGTCAATATAATCGTCAAAACTCAGATTAATTTTTTTCTCAGTATAACTTTTTTTACCGTGGTCTTTATAGTAATTACGAATAATTGTCTGGCAATAGCTGAATGCTTTGGAATTAAATATCCTGTAATTATTAATATTATTGTCATCCTCTTTAATAAGAGCATTTAAATCATTAATTGCTTCTTCGGCATACCAAAACCTATGACTTTCATCCAATTTATTCCATTTATCAGTACCACATTTATTACATTCGATGATAAACGGTCTGTATTTAATCATATGTTCGATTAAATGTGTTAAAGCATTTGATTCAACTTCACACATATCGTAGTTTCCGATGTGAATCGGATACCTACGAAGTATGGATTGTATCATTTTGCGAAAAGGTTCAAGCAGTATTTTGTTGTATATTCGGTTTTTTACTTCTGCCGAATTTGAATTAATATAATCGAAAACCGCTTGTTCTTCCCTCTCTGCAAAATAAGGAGCATTTTCTATCTCTTCATTCATTGGGGCGAATATCAGTATATCAATTATTTTTGTTCATCGACAACTATTTTTAATAGTCTCGACATATCAATAGGTCTGTCATTGATGAAATTAGCTTCTTTGGTTGCGGTGTCGAACCAGAATTTTCTTTCATCCATTGGCATATTCTTCTGAAAACCATCAAACATACTGCCTTCACGTGTTGCAAGGTGTTTGTAACCAATTTTTGGTATACTAAATATTTTGCAGGCATTGTTTAACGCTCTGAGTAAGAATTCGTACATGAAGGTTAGCTTAATATTTGATTTATATTTACCCACATTAACAAATTCAGACTTTTTAATAATAGCACCACTTAATTTAAAATCGGTGTATTGTTTCAAAGCATTTGAATTTAGATAACCCATTTCACCGTTCTCACCCACAAACTGTTGTGCCCATACGGTTTCATTAGTCAACTTAATACCTTGATTGAGTTCGTTGACTTCAATCATCATTGTCATGAATACGTCAATCTCAGGATAGGACTTAATGTATTTCTCGGCATTTCTAAAAAATGTCGTACCATATTCGTCATCAAACTCAAGTACCGAGAAATAATCGGTAGTTACTGAGTCAACGGCAAGATTTACTTGTGATTGATAATCGGTTTTACCGTCATGTTTTACAAAATAAATACCTAATTCATTTTCATATTTACCTTTCTGAAAGCCACTTATGTCTGCTTCAATTGAAGCAGGAAAAATCACCATGATAAGTGGTAATTCAGCTAATTTTTCTTGCTTAAGCACAGATTCAATTGCTTTATCTAAAAGAACTGCAATCTTTTCGTTAAATTCGTGTATTGGAATTATTACTGTTGTATTCATATGTTTTAATTATTGTGTTATAGTGTTATTTTCAACCGTTGGAGTTATTTCTGCTGTCGGAGTTGCTGGTGGCGGTGGAGTTAATAATGCGCCTTGAAACAACGCAATTCTTGCATTAAGATAACCTTGATATATTTCTTGAAGTCTTTTTTCAGCATTTTCCTGATTGTATTTTTCAGCAATTGCTTCCATTTCATTATATAATTGAGGAGAAATGGCATCATCGAGAAATTTAACAAGAACTTCACCAACCAAAACTGGTAGGTCGTAAAAATTATCTGTCCATAAACCTGCTCCATCGGCTATTTTCACTGCCTGACCCGTTTCCCCGGAAGTTCTTTCGAGAATATATTCGGGCGTAATGTCGGGTTTTAAGCAAATCGGAATAACCCCGGATTTCATACATTCAAGAGGAAAAGTACCGAAACTTGCAATCCTGTCTACCCATACTGCAGCGAAATTACCTTGCAGTCTTTTTGCAAAGTCAACCCTACGCATTTGTTGCGGTGGCTTTGATTTTGTCAACATTGGGTCAAATGTAACCCATGAATACTGCGGATATTTGCTGAAAAATAATTTAACGAGTTTTGAAATTTCGTTAGCATTTCTTCCGATTACCGATACTACGGGTTTCTGAGGAGTTTCTGACCTTTCAAAATATGACGGAATACCAATATTATATGTTTTAATATTGAATTTATTGCCTTGGAAAGTTTCAACCCATTCTTTCAGAGTTTCCGAAGTAGTGATGATATCATGAATATTGAATGATGTCCAGTCAGTGCCTGGAATCAAAGAGTTCATCATATAGTCAACGGATTGTAATAAACCTATTCTCTGACAAGGCAGATTTTTAGTTTGCTCCATTACGTTACTATAAACTTCTGGTATAACCATGATGTCTTCCGGACCTACCATTAATTTGGGGTCTGACATTGGTATGTGCTTGAATTGAGTGAGTTCCTTTTCAATCCACGTAGGAATGATATAATCACCCTTTTCAACCAAGATTAGTGTTTCATATCCCATGTTTTTTACAACTGTTGCATGAAAATAAATTTCATATACGCTTGCTACGGGACTCTGTGATTCAGGTACAACAAATAAGAATTTTGATTTCTTATTTACGATGTTATTTAAAGATGCCTGAATTTTTTGAATTTTTTCTGCATCGGCTTTCTGTGCTTCTGCTGTTAATACGTCTGTGCTCATTCTGTTACTGGTTTTATATAATCAATTAATTTTTCGAATTCCTCATTACCATTCAAGTCGTTAACTTGAAGTACGGGAGAGATAATGCCTTCAAAGCATTTTTCATTATAAGGTCTATTGAGTTTAATAACGCTTTTCTTTGGACCATCAAGTAGTTCGGGGTCGGTTGTTATTAAAATATCAACGCCTTCAAACATTTGTTCGTTAGTTTCAACAAAGCGAAATTCAGTCATTCTTGTTCTTATCTTACTCAAAAAGAATAATGTGGATGGAATACTGAACTGGTTTTCCTTTGAGATAATTACAAAGTCTGCAAAGTCTTTATATTTAAAGTAAAACTGATTGACTTGTAAATCCATATCTTTATACATCATTGGAGCTGCAGCGAAGATTTCAAAAAGAAAATCTTCGTACATGAAACGGTTATAAACTTCTTTTGCAGTAAGATGTTTTTCTACTGGTGCTTTAAATAAAAATATATCTGCCGGTGCTTCACCAAGTTTTTCATCGTGTTGATAATCAATGGGATTTATGTCTTCTGGCATATCTTCCGGTTCTTTTAATTCCTTTTCTATCTCAACGGTGTCTTTCCAAGGATATTTGCCAAAAAAATCAAATACATATTCCGTTGGTGCACTTTCTTCTGTGCCAAATTCCTGGTCAAAAAATCTGTCAAACTGCAACCATCTTGCTCGCAGTACTTCATTAATGTCAATTCCGATTTTAAGTTTCTTACTCATTACTTTTTTCTTTTTTTATTTGCTCCGATTGTTGTTGGAGTGCTTCTTGTAATTTTTTCATCATTTCAGTATGCTGAACAATTAATTCAGGTTCTGTGATGTATTGTGGATTGATGCATTCAATCCTTGTATCCCATGCTTGTGAAGGGATTGTAATTATTTCTCCTTGAAAAGTATCTGGTATAATTTTAGCTACGACCCTATTAACATAATCCGGTACGTCTTCACTGCGGATTCCCCCGATGCCAACATATACTACTAATATTTTTGCTTCCATAATTATCTTGATGTTGGTTGTATTGGGTCTTTAACATTTATTCCCTTTATGTCGCCTGCTGGAACATATCTGTTTTCGACCATTATTGTTGTTGGGTCTACCATATGTACTTTCTTTTTCTTCGGCTGTTTAAGATACTCTGCATATTTCTCTTCAATTACTGTTATAAGAGGATTTCTGACATTTGTATCTTCCTTTGACATCATAATAGTGCCGATGTTCTGAGTATCGTTAAACATGTCTAAAATGACCTCTAATGAACTCTCATGCTTGTTCTTCATGTCAATTTGGTTTATATCTCCAAGAAGAATTAATTTAACATTACTGCCAATACGTGTCATAAGTGTTAATGAGTTGTCAATGTTGACGTTCTGCATTTCATCTGCAATAATTATACAGTCATCCAGACTTGCACCACGCATGTAAGCTAATGGAAATGGTCTAATAATATCTTTTTCAAGTAGAGTCTTCATAGAAGATTCAAGTATAAGTTTTTCCATATTAATGTAGAAACTCCACATAAATGGGTCAATTTTCTCTTTTAAATCTCCTTTAAGAAATCCAAGTTCTTCACCTTTAAG